GGGTGTTAGGTGCCAGCAACGGCAAGAAAGGCAGCAAGGGAATATGAGAAGCGGGAATATGGCGGGAATATGGCGGGGAACACCTTGGAAAATATTTTGGCGGAGGGCGAAATAAAGCTTGCGAGGTCCGGGAAAAAATGCCAATCTTTCGGCGTTGCAAGAAACGGCGAGGGAAAGCAATCCTGCCACACCCGCTGAAACAATCTTGCGGCAACAATACAATGAGTGATGCAAATACAATGTCCGCCGTAGCGCCAGACGTGATCTATGGTAAGGATCAATACGAGCGGGACGCGGCGAGGATCGCGGCTAGCTTGGGATGCGATAAGACGGAGACGATAAGCGGGGTGGATTACCTTGTGATCTATCTGTTTATTCTCGAAGAGCAAGGCGTTGCCGACCCGGCAATGAAGGATCTGGCGATACAGATAGCGTGCGCCGCGAAAGCTAATAATTCCGCCCTGCGACAACACCTGTACCAGCGCAAGGAAGAGGCGAAAACGAGCAATAAGGCAAATAAGTATCTTAATAAGGGATTGTAAAACTAACACCTAACAATTAAACAAAAATGAGCAACGTACGAGAAATGAGCCTGACGCTGGAGGGCGATGTAATCTGGCTGACCATTGCCGGCACAATGTATGAGCTGGACGAGCTGGATGCGGTCGACCTATTGGCCCGCCTCAGGGCGATTCTGGAAATGCTAGCGACGGGGGAAAATATTTCGGCGGGAGGGGAAGAACCCTATCTGGCGGACCGGGATAATATTGATTTTCACATCGGTCCGCAAGGGGAAATAATGAGCGATAATGAGACGCCGTCGATGTACCTAGAGCGGCTCGTCGCGCGGTACGTGGATAGAGGCTAGGCTAGGCTAGCCCGTTCTGCCACGTTCTGCCAATATTGGCGGGGCGTGGCTTTCTTGCGCCGTGGCATAGGCTAGGCGGGCTTGCAGGGCTTGGCCGGAATACGTTCCCCATTTCGCCCCTTGCCAGCCGCCTTGCTGCTCCTAGGAGCAAAGCACGTATAGCAGGCTTCCCATCCTTCCGCTTACGTATCGCTTGCCCTAGGTGTCCCGGCCCTCGCCAAGCTGCCGCTAACGTGCCGCTAACGTGCCGTGCCACGTTCCCCTAACGTAGGGTGTTGCTAACACTTCCCTAACACCTCCCTGTCCGCTGTGGCTCCGCAAAGGGGTACCCTTCCCTTTGGGTCGGATTGTCCTAATTTATGTACCTGCTTACAAATTACACCAAATTGAATATCTAACAGAAATCCAACACCCACCAAAGGCTTAATTAAACAACAATCCCCTTGCCAGCCGCCCCACTGTCCCACACAATCCCACCATGCCAAACACCACCCCAAAACGCACGGTTGCAAAACCCAGTGCACGACGTGTTTTCACCCGTGCGGTTACCGTCAAAAACCCAACCCTCACGGCCAAACGGCTGTTTGACCTATGTCCGAAACCAGTCCTCTAACCGAAGTCCTCCAACGTGTCCACGCTCCAAGCGCCGAGGAAGAACTCCGCGACACACAAACCGAGTTTGTCCCAATTCTCAAACAGGGGCAAAACGGGCGAATCGGTCGGGTAAAAGGGGTGCCAAAAGACCCAAACCGAATAAGAGCCAACTGGGAGTTCAACGAAGCCCGTGATGGTCCAGTCCATGACGCAATGCACGAAAATAAACAGTGCCTCCACAACTCCCCACGGCCACCTGTCTTACTAAAAACCGAACAACCGGAGCACCGTTTTCTAGTCTTCCTCTACGCCCAGGGACTCTCAACCAAGGAAATCTTCCTCCAGCTAGGTGGCGCTTGGGACTCCAACACCAATCTCCCCGTTTCCGGCACCGGTGCACGCTACTCCTACGCCCACCTATGCTCCATCCGCCGCCAAGCTTGGTTCCAAACCAACCTTGTCAAATACATGGACGAATGTGGCAAGGACGCAATTCGGGCAAAATTCGAAATGGAGTTAAAGCCAAGCATTGAAAAGGTCATTGCTATTAGGGATGATTTGAAGGCACCTTTGCAGTTGCAGTTACGCGCCGCGGAGTCGCTGATTGATAGGTTTCTTGGGAAACCGGTTCAACAAGTTGTGGCACTCCCACAGAGCAGTGTTGCAAAGTATGAGCAAGATGCGGCGTCACTAGCACGGGAGACCGAAGCTGTCGAAGCGGAGTTGAAGAATTTGAATGCGGCGTTTTAAAGTGTAGATTAACAATATGATCAAACAAGTTATAGAAAGAGGGAGTGCTCCGGTTAGTGGAGCAAGCGGGACGGCCGGGGTGCTTGGGCAGTTGTGTGTGGTTACCATTTCCGGGGTGATAACCACTTATGAGTGCGTGCGGGTGAGTCCTGTGCTTTGGGTGCTGCAAGGTGGTGGTAGGGCGGTGGATATTTCCAACACCCCGGCGGGGAGCATCGCTGCGACTAACGTGCAGGCGGCGATCAATGAGTTGGCGACGGATAAAGCGCCGCTTGCTTCGCCCTCGTTCACGGGGTCGGTGAATTCCTTGGGTTCGATCACGGTTAACGGCGCGACCGCATATATTCGCACAATCGGCGACTTAGGCTCTATCACAACGACCGGCGAAATCGCATACATCCGCACTTCTGGCGAGTTAGCCACCATCAGCACGACCGGCGAAAGTGCCAACATCTCCACCTACGGGGCAAATGCAAACATCATCACCAACCAAGGCCAGTTCATAGGCGCGGGCACGGGTCTTACAGGCACGGCCGCTAGCCTAACCGCCGGATCATCCAACGGGTTGAAATCCGCCACCACGACGGTCTCGGTCTCCGCATCCACCGCGCCAACAACCGGGCAGGTGCTCACCGCCACCAGCAGCACGGCCGCAACTTGGCAGACTCCAAGCGGCAGCACCTACACCGCAGGCACGGGCCTAACTCTCACAGGCTCGGTGTTCTCAGTCACAGCTGGCACCTACGCTCAACTATCCGGCGGCAATACCTTCGCCGGGCCACAGGCATTTTCCAGCACGACACGCCCAACCAGCAGCGGCACCGGCGCACCAGCGGCAACCAGCATGATCACACTACAGGATGTAGATTCACAGTTGGCCTCCAGAATACCAGATTCGCTCTACCTCCACGACAGGTTTGCCACCGGCGGGACGACGAACGGATCAATCGGAGAATTAGGGTGGACTCTGGGAGGCACGGGGGGCGGGTATAACCGCGCCGGAGTTTATGGCTTGTTGGTCCCGGCCAGCACCATCAGTGCAGCGCTGAATTGTGCCACGCTTAGTTTTACCTCTGGAGATTACGCCGGAAGTCTCGGCATTTACTCCCGCTCCACGGCGCGCACGTTTGATCTGATTTCCCGTATTTCACAGTATCACGGGTGGGCGAGCGGGAAGCCGTCGTCGTGGTCTATGTATTTCGCGGCCGATGCTAGCGCAGGAGTCAACCCCAACAGGATCATACCAAATAACGCCGTCGGGATCGCCGCAATTGACACGGCAGACGCGACTTGGGCGGCGCTTACCCCTTACGTCGTCGGGAATACCCTCGCCCCGACCACGCCTAACGGCTATAAATACATCTGCACCACGGCAGGGACCAGTGGGGCGAGTGCCCCGACATGGCCCACTACGTTTGCAGGGACAGTTGCAGACGGGACTGCCGTTTTCGTTAACGCAGGTCGTGATGGCTCGTCTAATTTCATCTTTTTTGTGACCGGCGCAGATGCTCTAACTAATATAACCGTAGCGGCAAGCAGTATCCCTATCCTGACAGCACACAGCGGTGCGACATGGTTCGATCTATCGATCAAGGCAACCGCGACTGGCTACAATTTTTCCGTAAACGGGGAAACACCAGTTACCATAGCGGACACGACGACGCTACTTGGAACCCCAGGCTTCGCCGTCCGAAACGACACATCTCAAACGGCAGTCGGAATGCTCAGGCTTAGGCATTTTGGTTTTTTTGGTGCCGTCCGCAACTTCTGATAGTCCCCGCATCATTCACCGAAATCTAATCCTGTGATCCTCCCTCACCTAACCGAATTTGAAGCCGACACCGCTTGGCTAACCTCGCTAATCCTCCGCATGGGGGAAGCCACCCACCATCTCGCCACCGTCGCCACCGACGTTAACACCGAGTTCTGGCACGCGCTAACGACCGAGCGCCTGCTTGCCCTGCTCAATGCCGACGTTTCGCTGTCGCTGTCGATCCTCGCCGGAAATACCGCCATCGCCGGGCCAGTCAATGCCTCACTGGAATCTATCGGCCTCGCACGGTTCTGTCACCGCGCCCCCACCGAGCCGGGCCGCACGGACATTTCCTTCAACGGCACCGCGTTTTTCCTCGTTGAGCCAGAGCCAGAGCCAGAGTAATCCATGACAGATTCCACTATCACCCTCGTCGTCACGAACCTCGTCCTCGTCGCCGGGGGCCTTACCAAAGTAATCGTGGACGAGCTACGCCGTCGCAACGACCGGCTCGACCGCGCCCAAGACCGGCTCGACCGTGAGCAACTGGCCCAGCTCACGAGCGCCCAACTGGAGTCCATCCGCCTCGCTGGAGACCGTCGCGTCAAAACCGTAGTCGAGGAAGTCGTCAAAACCCGCCAAGTCGCGATCAAAGCCTTCAAGGAGGCGAACGGGGTGAACCAGAAAATCGAATCCCTCGGCCTCAAACTCACCGAAAACAATCCACCCCCGACCCTATGAAAACCCACACCTTCGCCGAATGGTTCGACTCTCTTGGAGTTAAAAACTTCTCCGCCACAGAGTTCACCGAATATTTCCAAGTCCACCGCCGGGGAGTCACGAACTCCCAACCACCCCAAGAGATGTGGGCAAACATCATCCCGACTCTCCAGATCGTCGATGAGCTACGCACCTATTTAGGTAAGCCAATCGTCCTCTTGTCCAGCTACCGCTCGCCCGCCTACAACCGCGCAATCGGTGATGCTGCTCCCAAAAGTTACCACATGCAATTCCGCGCACTGGACATCGCCGTAGCGGGTAAATCGCCACGCCAGGTGTTCGACCTGCTCCACCAATGGCGCGATCAGGGTAAATTCAAAGGCGGTCTCGGTCTCTATAACTCATTCGTCCACATCGACACTCGGGGCAGTAATGCTACCTGGGGTGTGTGAAAGCCCGCTTCCGCCAACCCAATCCTAGCCAAGTCAGAGCCAATGATTACCAATGACCAAGAACCAGAACCAGAAGATGACATATTCTTGCTGCGTCGTAGGTTGGAGCTGAAGAAGAAACAGTTAGCAATGGCGAAAGCCTTTGGTTTGATGTTCTACAAGCCGCATAGTAAGCAGGCTTTATTCCATCAAGCCGCACTGTTTCGCTTCCGCTTGGGTAGGTGCGGGAACCGCTTCGGTAAGAGTGATATGGGAGTTTCGGAAGACTTGGCATTTGCGCTGGGTGAGCGGGTCTGGCTGTCCAAAGATGATCCTATGCGGTATTTGGGTATACCCAAACATGCCACCAAAGGACTTGTAGTATGTGCCGACGATGATAAGGTGGATGAGATTTTCACTGGGAATGGCAGTAAGGGACATGTTGGTAAGATTTGGAAGAAGATACCAAAAGACCTGATTGTTGGTCAGAAGCGGGGGAGTTCGGGGACGATTATTAACCTACGAATTAAGGGCTTGTATGGTGAGAGTGTGATTGACTTCGACACCCGGTCGGCTTTCAAGAATAACCCTATGGGTAGTGAGTCGTCCGACTATGATTGGTGCCATGTGGATGAACCTATTGAGGAAGCACACTGGAAGGCGATATTGCGGGGGTTAACGGATCGGGGCGGTAAAGCTTGGTTCACCTGCACGCTAATCGAGCAACCCTGGATTAATGATATGTTCTTTGGTGGTCCCGACGACAGCTCCAAAGAAATGACTGAGACGATTACGGAATCCGGTCGGAAGGTTAAGTGGTCCATAACTGGGTCTATCTACGACAACCCATACCTATCGGCCGATGATATCGAGGACTTCCTGAACGCGTTGACCGACGATGAGAAACAGTGCCGAATTCATGGGATACCACTACACCTTTCGGGTGTAATCTACAAAGAGTTCGAGCGGCATAGACATGTGCTGTCCGAACTGCCTCCCGGTTGGCTCGCGTTCAATGACCCGCCGAGGGATTATACCATTCACTTCGCGATCGACCCGCATCCGCGAACTCCGCACGCAGTGTTGTTCATCGCGGTGAGTCCACACGGCCGAGCCTACGTGTATGATGAGATCTTCCACTCCTGCACCACTGACGAGCTGGCTAAGTTGATCTTAACCAAGATTGCCGGTCGACATGTGTGGACAAAAATCATGGACCCCATGGCTTGGATTGAAGACCAACGGACGAGGTCTATGATGGCGGATGACTTTGCAAAGTTTGGTCTGTTCGGTTTAGAGAAAGCACCAAAGGATTTGGTGCGGGGGATACCGGAAGTCAAACGCTTAATGAAACTCTCGGACTTCCTGTATGTAAGTCCTATGTGTCGCACCTTCCTGTGGGAGTTAGGACGCTACGCTTGGGACGACCGACAAGGGACGCCGACAAATAAGCCCCGAGACAAGGACGATCACATGATGGAGTGCCTGTATAGGCTGTGTCTCCGCGGACTAGACTATTATGATGCTGATAAAATGACCTCACCTGTGGAGGAAATGTCCATCTCCGGTGATATGGACGATGACCAATTCGGTTCACTCACTCTTTGATAATTATCCAACAAACATCTTGCCACCCACCAACCACCAACCTAAAGTTCCCTTAACAACTCATGAACAACTACCAAGCAGACGGAATTGGAACCGGTTTCCTCCCCCGACCAGCACTCCAATTCCTCCTAACCAGTGACCCGTTCTTAGGCACCAGTGTTCCGGGTGTGCCTGACGGCCCATTCAACCGAGAGTTGTATAAACTGTTGGAAAATGACTCCGCACTTGCAAACGCCTTGATGGGGTATTTGGCCAAAACTCACGGTGTGTCGAGCAGTGCCGCCCCAAGTGTCAACACTGTCCCGAATCCACTAACCGGCGCACCCAGCACACCGGCCAACCTCGCAGTGCATGTTGTATACTACACGAATTTTGAAGTCTCCTACCGGTTCAATGGCACATCTGGCCTTTGGGTGGAACTAGCTCGTATTACCAGAACCTACAATGTTTACCAAAAGCATACTAAGAAGATCACAGTCCAACTAGTCGACGGGGAGACAAACATTTCCGTCACTCTTCCCACCACCGACTCAACCGGTGCCGCTTTTGCCTTCACTCTCGATGACCTCAAAATCTTCTACATCAATAATCTGGACGATGAGAGTCCGGTGCTGAGCGTCCTCCCCGGACTGTCCGTCTCTGGCACGGTGATTCGGGTGTTGAGCACCACAGCACCAATCGAAGGTTCCAACTACCAGTTGGTGATGGTATTCGAACATGTAACCACCACGTAATGGAAGCTAAAGTCAAAAATGAGCTGTCGCAACAAAAGCAGACAGCGTTTCACTCCCAACTTCTACAACACTGTAAGGCGTTGGTTGATATGTCACGAAGTGATATGTCAAAATACTACGACCGGTGGGAGGCTAGCGACCTAGTATACCGCGGTGAACGCTTCGCCGACGAGGAAGACAAGAAGGCTTGCAAAACTGGTGCACCATCCAAGATTGTAATCCCCTTAACCTACGCACAGATTCAAACCTTCGTATCGTTCGGTATGGGACTGCTCCAACAGCGGGAACACTTTTTCGAGCTAGAAGGTACCGGGGAGGAAGACCACCGAGCAGCGAAACTGGGTGAAGCCTTGTTGGACCAGAATCTGGAAGCCAACCAGTTCACAACTCTTTTGTATCAATTTCTACTAAATATTGGTAGATTCTCTTTGGGTGTTATCAAACACTCATGGGTTAGGGAAACCGAAAGTGTTTGGGTTGAAGAGGAAGTTCAAGTCAGTGGGTTCCAGCCTATGCGACTGCTTGGACAGCTCTTCAACCCAGCACCAAGGGTGCCAGAAATGAAGCAGGTCAAGAAAGAACAAGTTGCCTACATGGGGAACCGCTTAGAATCTGTAAGTCCATTCTGCTTCTACCCTGACACGCGTTTCCCACTATCCAAGTTCCAACAGGGTGAGTTCTGTGGTAGTGAAACCGAGATGTCAATGACCCAGCTTCGTAAAGGTGAGAAAGACGGCCTCTATGCAGGTGTTAAGTTCATTGAAAAACTGAGCGGAGACAAATACCTCAAACGGCAAGGCCAACGTTTTGGTCACTACCGGCAGGAGTCAACCACCGCCAAGGGTCAGATTGAATCCACAGTGATTGTAACGAGTGTGCAGTTGGAAATCACACCTTCCAAGTTCAAACTATCAGACGGCACCACCCTCGGATCGTCCAACGACCCGGAGAAATGGATTGTTGAGTATGCAAATGATTCTCGGGTAATCCGCGCCGAACCGCTCGGTTACGTTCACAATCACTTCACCTACAGTCTTGGTCAATTCTCCCCGGATGAGCAATCTTTGGTGAATGAGACCATTGCAGAAATGGTCGGCCATCTACAGGCTGTGATTGACTGGTTTGTTAACGCTCACATCACCAATGTTCGCAAACATATAAGCAACCGGTTGGTCGTTGATCCTGCTGGTGTGATGTTCGAGGACATTCGTGACCACAAACCAGTCATCCGCCTCAAGCCAGGTGCGTCCAATACCGGCGTAGACCGCTACGTTAAACAACTAAACGTCTCAGACGTAACTCGAGGACACATCTCCGATGTCCAAACCCTAATGCAGTTCGTCTACATGACAACTGCGATTAGTGACAATAGTATGGGACAGGTCAACTCCGGTCGCCGCTCGGCCCGTGAAATCTCAAACACTGCCAGTGCTTCCGGTAACCGTCTCCGAACTGTTATCAAACTAATCTACGACGGTTGCCTAAAACCACTTGGCAAAGACCTCCTATCTAATCTCCGGGATGGTCTCGACGAGGACACTTTCGTAACCGTTTCGGGCACCGAGTTCCCGGACTGGGAAGCATACACCTCTTTCACTATGAAGGACGGACGAACAAAGGTCAAAGTAAACCGCACCAATCTAGCAGGTAACTTCGACTTCAAAGTCTTCGAGGGTATCCTCCCATCCGACAAGTTCGCTCAGGCAGAAACTATCGAAAACACCCTAATGGCTTTGATGAAAAACCCACAAGGTTTACCCATCCTAACCCAAGTCCTCGGCTACGACCCGAAGAAACTCTTCACCGAAGTGCTCGAACTTCGAGGCATCAAACATCCGGATCGGTTCAAGATCGACGAAGTCCGTATGCAAGAACTCCAACTCGCAGCACAACACCAACAACAATTAGAAAATGGACCTACAAATCCCACAGGAACTGAACCCGGAATACAAGGAAGCCCCACCAACGGAGCTGTTCAAGCACCATCCGGTCCTTTCGAGTCTCTCCTTGCTTGAACTATCGGCTAAACTCCACGAGTTCCAAACCAACCCATTCTTCTCCTACCTGTCCGGGGTGTTGCAGGAAACAGCCGACCAAGCTATAGTATCCATCATCTCTGGTTTCCAGGTTCGGGACCGAACAGCAATATTGGAAAGGGAGCAAACCATAGGTGCCGCACCAGCTTATCTCAAATTCGCTCAACTCACTGACGATCTCCGGACCACTCTCACCGAAGCACTAAACAAACAATCCAATGGATAACGAAAACAGTACCACCGATGCTCCCGACACGTCGAGCGAGCCGACTCACTCCGCAGTTGCAGCATTCCTCTTTGACGAGGTTAACCCAGTGTTTGACGACATCACTCCAGATGACGACACCACCACCGAGGACACTGCCTCCCACACTGACCAACTCACCAAACTCGCCACAGAAGGTCAAATCTCCCATGATGAGCCAGTCCACGTCACCGACGAACAGGTCACAACAGTCGAACCTGTCGAACCTGCGATCAAGTTAGCGCCAATTATTGAAGAGGTCGAGAAAGCACAGGTGCAAGCACCAGTCACCCCCTCCGCTCCGGTCTCTCAGGCCGAAATGCAGAAGCACCTGAATATTTATGATGTGTCTGAAGCGGACTATGATGCGATCTTTGCCACCGAGAGTAAGGAAGATTCCATCAAAGCACTCAACGGTATGATGCAGAATGTGGTGCGTCAGGCTGTGACAATGAGTCACGTGTTAGTGCAGGACTTGCAGGCCAACTTCCAGCAACAAGTGCAGCCATACATGCAGTATGCGGACGAGCAGAAGCACTCAGCAATGGAGTCTGCATTCTACTCCCAGCACGCTGACCTACGAGCAGCACAACCAGTGGTTGACGCAGTGCTGAAACAATTTCAGGGAAGTGGGCAGAAGTTCGCAACCCCAGAGAAACTATTTGACGCAGTAGCCCAGAATACTAAAGCCTATTTGTTGCAGTTGCAACAGCTCGGGCAGACGGCCACTCCGAACACGCGAGGACCTGTGCAGACACAAGGAGTTACCCAGCAGGGTAAGCCCCGGATGGCAGCACTGCCGAGTGGTGGGCAGGGTGGTGCAGGTGCAGGTGGGGGTAATAGCGGCAAAGTCAATACAGCCCAAAGGCTGTTCGGCTGAACCAACAATACAACAACAAACTAAACTAAAATTATGGCCCTATTTGGCTTACTAAGCACGGAGAGTTTTGCCTCCGAACGTTTCACCAGCATCCGACGCTCGGTGTTCTACCAGTACCCTAACGGTGCTGCTCCGCTACTGGGACTCCTCAGTATGCTTGACGGCGAGGTCTTGAATGACCCGGAATTCTCATGGTACGAAGATCGCCTGGCTGAACTGGTATCCACTACAGTGGTTAATGGTACGACTAGTGGTGCTTGGTATGCGGACAGCTCAGGCTCCCTGGGTTCTGCGATGGCAACTACCGCGGCTGACCGGACTGCGAACACCTCCGCTGCCTACTGGCTTCGCGTGGCTAGTCTGGACCCATTTCGCGGAAATGACATCATCAAGATGAAGGGACTTAACGTCACCGGTTCCACCGTTGATGGTCAGTTCCGTATTGCACCAAACAGCTCCGGTGTGTTCTCGTCCAGCTCTGGTGGTTTCTACATTCGTGTAGTCCCAATCAACACCATTGTAAACGTGTTAAACGTTTATAACCAAACAGATGCCGCAACGGAAGTGCAGGTGCTGGGCAATGCAAACATGCAGGGCCAAACCGGCTCAAGTGAAGGTTCCTACACCATTGCTACCCGAACTGGTAATAACTCCCAGATCTTCCGGACACCAATGAGCTTCACTGGCACAGCGTTGGTCACTTCCGCGAAGTTTGACGAAGCCGGACCCTACAAGGACAAGGCTAAAAAAGCCTCCATGCGACACATGATTCAAATGGAACTTCAGTTCCTCTTTGGTGATCCAAGTAAGTCCATCGACACTACTTCCGGTCTGCCAACCTACACCATGGGTGGTATCATGTTCTTCCTGAAACTTTGGGAAGCTGGTGCCGGTAACGCCGTTGCTGGTGTTGTAAGCACCTACCCAGTATCTGCCTCCACCTCCAACTCCGACGACAATAAGCGGATCATCAATGTCAATGGTAATATTACCGAATCGGCCCTGGACGACTACTTCGAAAAGTTGTTCCGCCACACAAACAATGTGTCCAATGAGAAAATGGCATTCTGTGGGTCTGGTTTCCTGAACGTACTGAACAAGCTATACAAGTCCAAGGTGGTGTTCCAAGCCGACATCCCACAAGCTGATGCCTACGGAATGTCCGTGGTCAAACACGTTTGCCCGTTCGGCACCATCTACTACAAGACGCACCCACTCTTCAGTCGTAACGCGTTCATGCGCTACAACGCACTGTTCCTTGATGTTCAAAACTTCAAATACCGCTACATGCAAGGTCGTGACACTGACATCAAGAAGAACATCCAACCAAACAATGCCGACTACCGTCAAGATGAGTTTTTGACCGAAGCTGGTCTTGAATGCCAATTCCCGGAAGCCAACATGTATATGGTTGGTGTCACCGGTGCTGCCTAAACCACAAACCAATAGAACACAGAACAATGAGTGATATGAGAAAATCCGACGTCCGTACTATTAGTCCTTCCCTTGCCGGTGGGACACAAGGCACCATGGGTGGTAAAACCTACACCGCCTCCAAGGATTCGCTAATCGGCACTAACACTGTCAAAGAATATGTCCCTGGGA